AAAGAACAATATGAGGCTTTTTATCAGAAAAGTCTTGAACCGATTATAGTTACAATAAAACAAGCGTTTACAAAGAAACTGTTTACGGACAGAGAAAAAGCGTTCGGAAACCGTGTGGAACTGTATCCGAAGGAACTGATTTTCTTATCTGTACAACAGACAATTGAAATGATTAATATATTAGCACCAACCGGCGCATTGTATGAAAATGAAAAGCGTGTGGCGCTCGGACTTAGACCCGACCCTGCACTTGAAGGTAAACGTTATATGTCACTGAACTGGATTGAAGCTGACAAGGCGGCGGCATATCAAACCGGCATTGCAGACGGTGACGACACAGTTAAAATTGTGGCTGAAAGTGAATAAGGAAGGAGAGAAAAACAATGATTACTAAAAACGGACAGGTTGCAGACCTTTTAGGACTTTCAACAGATGAAAAACCAACTGTAAATATTGAAGTTAATACATTGTTTTTAGAACTTAATACCGGTGATTTTTATTACTTCAACGGTACAACATGGGCGAAGGTGGGCGGTTAATTTATGAATATGTATAGCTTACTTTTAGCAAAAAAATTATCCGGTGGCGGCGGTGGCGGTTCAACTCTTGTTTCCAAAACAATTACAGCTAACGGTACATACAATCCAGCCGACGACAACGCCGACGGTTATTCAAGTGTAACTGCTAATGTACCAAACAGTTATACATTAAGTGACGAAGGTAAAGTTGTTAGTTCCGGTGTGTTGGTTTCACAGTCGTCAAGAAATATTGACGCTAACGGAACATACGACACAACATTAAATAACAGTGTTGATGTGGATGTACCAAACAGTTATACAGCTGGCGATAACGGAAAAGTTGTGTCTAACCAGCAGTTAGTTTCACAGACAGCAAAACCGGATACAATCACAGTTAATGATACATACAATACAACTGAATATAATTCAGTAACAGTTAATGTACCAAACAGTTATACAGCTGGCGACGAAGGCAAGGTTGTTTCAAGTGGTGCACTTGTAAGTCAGAGTTCTTATCCGAGTACAATCGTTACTAATGGCACATACGATACAACACTGAATAATTCGGTAACGGTGGATGTACCAACTGGCGGCACAAGCGGATTACATACTACATCAACACGAACACAAATTGATTTCGATACACCGGAGTGGATACAAGACTCATATTCAACGGTGCGTGGACATAGTTTATGGACGGATGGTAAGTTTATATATTCAAATTATAATGTACTATATAGAGGGACGAATAGAGCGTCGTATAGTGGATTTACTGGAATTATCCCACAATACGGAGAATGCGTATGGACAGACGGTACTGATATTTACTATAGTAATGGTACAACACATTCTGTTTTAAATCGTAATACTAATGAATGGGTTGAAAAAACATGGACGGGACTTACTGCTTTTTCGGGCGCTAATATTTGGACAGACGGAACTAATATATATTATTCCTACAGTTCAACACAATATGTCTTAGATAAATCCACAAACACATGGAACGAGAAAACATGGATAGGACGAACCAATTTATATGGATATGATATATGGACAGACGGTACTGATATTTACTATAGTGGTAGTGGACAACATTATGTGTTAAATATAGACACAAGCACTTGGGAAAGTATAACTTGGGATGGTGTACCAGCTATGGCTGGGCGTGATGTAGTTAATCTATATGGGTGCATAGTATGTACATATTATGGTAGTTACCAATACATATTTTGTGAACATAAAAAACCTATATTGTAACATTTGTATATATACTTACGTAGAATATTAACGAAGGGGTTGAAAACACATATGGGAAATGAAAAGAAGGCGCTGGAACAGCGTGCATATACTTTTGAAGTACGTGCTGAAAATGACAGTGAACGTGGTCACATCATCACGGGCAGACCGGTTGTTTACAACTCACGCACGGACATTGGATTATTCGACGAAATAATCGAAGCCGGTGCACTTGACCGTACTGATTTAACAGACGTTCGTTTCATGGTCAACCATGACACAAGTAAAATACCACTTGCACGAAGCAGACGAAACAACGGTAACTCCACAATGTTACTTACAGTTGACAGTGAGGGACTTGCAATTCGTGTGGATTTGGACACAGAAAACAACCTTGACGCACGTGCGTTATACAGCGCCGTTGAACGTGGTGATATTGACGGTATGTCGTTTGCAATGTCGGTACGTGGTGACAAGTGGGACGACCTTGAAAGTGAACACCCGACCCGTAGAATTACAGATATTGGTAGTATTGTTGAAGTATCAGCTGTTAATTTTCCAGCTTATGCGGCAACTACTATAGATGCACGAAGCAAAGAAGCGCTGGAGAGCGCCCGTAGTAAATTTGCGCTGGAGAGCGCAAAACAGGCAGAGTGCAACACACTGGAGAGTGTGGAAGAACACAAAGACGCTGAAAAGAGGTCACTTGACCTTGAAAAAGCAAAGACACACATTTTAGCGACAATCAAAATCAAATAATTTAAAGGAGATGTTTTCATAATGAAAAGAAGCGAAAGACTTTCAAAGAAGCTTGCAAAGTTAATGACTAAGCGTGACACACTTTCACAGCGTGCACTTGCAAGTGAAGATGTAAACGAAGTTCGTTCAATCAATGAACAGCTTACAGACCTTAATGAAGAAATTGCTGACCTTAATGAAGAAATTGAGGAAGCAAGGGCAGACGAAGCAAAGGCTGACGAAACAAGAAGTGCAGTTCCTACAGGCGCAACACTTGTTAACCCTATGAAGACAACAACATTCACAGCTGGTGAAACAAGATGCAACCCATATGAAAGCATGGAATACAGACAGGCTTTTAAAGACTATGTACAGCGTGGTTTACCAATTCCAGCTAACCTTATTTCAGATATAGCTGAATATCGTAACTCTTTACCAGCTGAAATGAGAGCGGGTGTTCCGATTACTACAGCAGACACAGCACCGGCAATTCCACTTACAATTATGCGTGATGTAATCAACACTGTTAAGAAGCGTTACGGAAATCTTTATTCAAAGGTACGTAAACTTTCAATAGCTGGCGGCGTTGAATTTCCAATAGGTGCACTTGAAGCGTCATTCAAGTGGATTAACGAAAGTACAGTTTCACCACGTCAGAAACTTGCACCACTCGGAAAAGTTCAGTTCTCATATCACACAGCTGAAATCAGAATTGCACAGTCATTCTTATCAGCACTTCTTACAATCGAAGCTTTTGAAAACAAGATTGTTGAAGTTATCGCTGTAGCATACATGAAGGCTATGGATTCAGCTATTGTAGCTGGTACTGGTGACGGACAGCCAACTGGTATTATCAATGACCCACGTGTGCTGGCAACATCACAGGTTGTTTCAATGAGTGCGGCGCAGATTTCAAGCTGGACAGAGTGGAGAAAGCGTTTCTTTGCTAAACTCCCACTCGGTTACAGAAGCGGCGAATTTATTTTCCCACTTTCAACAGTTGAAGCTTACCTTGAAACAATGGCTGACGCTAACAACAATCCGATTTTCCGACAGGCAACCGGACTTGAAGTCAATGACGGTGATGCAGTAAATCCAAACGGCAGATTTTTCGGACGTGAAATTTCACTTGTTGAACCGGATATAATCGCTGACTTTGACACAGCCAATGCTAATGATGTAATTGGTATTTATTGGCAGCCACAGGAATACGCGCTCAATGAGAACTTTGGTTTCACAATGCGTCGTTACTTTGACGATGAAACAAACGAATGGGTTGACAAGGCAATATGTGTAGTTGACGGTAAAGTTCTTAATCCAAACGGAATTTGGCTCATTACAAAGGGTTAATCACCGGAGGTGTGAAATATGAGTAACGTCGGGGCACTTAAAGCGTTATATGTTGCACTTGGCGGGTTAACCGCCGACGTTGCAACAGCTGTTACAAGTGTGGACGTGTTAAACAAAATCGCTGATTTACTTGACGGTGAAGACACAGCGACACTTAATGCGGAGGCAATAGCAAATATTGCCGCCGTTGCAAGTGGTTTAACACCGAAACAGTCACAGGACAAAACAATTACACCAACCACATCCGACCAGTCAGTTACAGCT